TGTAATGATTTCACCTTGCGGAAGTTCTGCGGCAACAGTAGGAATATCAAGTGCAGTACCATCGGCTTTGATTTGCGTTTTGTAAACAAGACTGATGTTGCCCGAGTAACCTGCGCAATAGATATGATTTTGTCCGGCAGCAAACCCAACCCACTCCCAGTTTGTGTTTGGGTGCGTAAAAAGCGCGGAAGGATTGTTCGCACTTGAACCCGCCGCAGTTGTGATGTTCCAAATTTTTCGTTTATCAGTACCTTGACCCGCAACCATTAAACGGCCTTTTACATAAGCCATGTATCCCGCTTCAATACCTGTGATGTATCCCGAAGCAGAACTAGTGCCAGCATTTGTTTGATCTATGTCACCGTTCGCATACGAGAAAAATACGTTGTAGCCGTCGGATGTAATGCTGTAAATGTTTGATGCTGCTGTACCTGTAACCGTAGAAATCGTGCCAAAATTGGTTGTATATTTTACGTTTTGCCCATCAGAACCATAAAGTCGACCGTCGGCGGTAGTCGCATACAAGTTTGCGTTAGAACTGTTATAAACTTTTGTCGTATCTTTCAACAACGAAAGTTCGCCTTTATCCCAAATGTATATACCTTTTGAATTATTAAAACGATACGGTTCAGCGTCGGCAGTATCGCCATAAGTTTGACCAGCACCATAATGCCAAGACGATTGGGAACGTCGCCACAAACCTTGCGGGTTAATAGCCGATTCGCCAGGCTCGGCAGATTGGTCAACTGAGTCACGAACACGAGCATCGTATTGTCGTTGAAACGCACCAGCTTTTAGATCAATAAGATATGGTCTGCCATTGATAGCAACAGGGAAAACATAAGGTACAAGGGTTGTTGCACCAGTACCGGAATAGAACCCAGACGCAGGAGTGTAGGGAGTTGTAAAATCTATTAAACCAGCAGCCATTGGCTACTTCCTAAAAACTAATGGATACTGCTGTTTGAGTCGTGCTGCTTCTGCGATAATGCGTTCACGACGCAATCTTTGAATATTTGTCAGCGAATCCCGCGTAGCACCAGCAGGCACTTCATCAGATCTACGGGTGTCACCCTGCGATTCAATAAAGTTTCGTTTGATTTCGCGACCGTTCATCATTCGCAAAATAACACCCATTTCTAAAATGTCCTCACAGGATTGAGGCACAAAACATGTTGTTTGTAAATCCGATGATTCATTTGTGGCGCGAACAAACTCGCGTTTTGTTACAACCCGAAGGGTTCCAGCCATAACCGGTTCATCAAAAACAATGGCAAAACCCGATGCAAAATCTGCTGTTGGTAAATTGCGTTGCAATCTAACGTTGCGGATAATTGGATAATCATCAGCTAAATAACGCAATCTAACATCAATTAAATCAATGATTCCTGTAGCTGAAGTCAAATTGATTTGGCGATCAGACCCGTTGTAGCTGATGTCTTGAGCGACAACTCTGAACAAACCATTCATTGTGGAGCTTAAATCGTCAATGTCCGAATTTAAAGCATCCAACATTTGTTGGCGTGGGAACCTAGGGTTTACCGTAGCAAGAACACCGGCGGTGTGTGCTACCGGAGTAGTGCCGTCGTAACCACGTTCAACGGTTAAAGTTTTTGTTGCTGTAACAGTAGACCATACATACATGAGTTCGGATTCAATTTCAATTACCGAACCTTCACGAAAGCCACCCAAGTCATAGGACAGCACAATAGAAGTGTCTGACGAAGTAACCGTTGTCGCTAACTTATTTCGTTCCTCAACGGTACCCGATAAAAGTTGGCGACTGGCTCTAGTAAGTACCGCACCAGCAGTTGACATTTGTTAGTATTTTTTGGCTTTCTTCATTGGCATACCGGTTTTTTTTGCTTCTTTTTTAGCTGCGGCTTTGCCTTTAGCTGTATATGGAAACTCTTTTTTCCCTACTTTTGGCATAATCGTTGCTCCGTTTCAGAATCTCGAAAGACTCAATATAGTTTGCTCTAACCAATATATCATAGACAGAACTAGTAACCGTATAGTCGGTATTTGGGTGAAAAACCCAATGCTCATTGTTTATGCCAGCTTCACAAACACGGTTCACCCTAATTTTTACATGACCAATAAACGGTTCATAAACAGGGTTCTCAATGATGTCCCCAACCGGTAAAACATCTATTAACTTCCGGCATGACCTATCCCAACTGTATTCAGCAACCCGACTTACACGATTCAACGCCACAGCCTTATAACTGTCAGAAGCCCCGCAGACTTCTCTCAGGGCCTCTACAAGCGCGTCAACATCAGGTTCATCCCAACAACCCTCAAAGTTAATTATTTCGTAAGCAGCGCACTCCTGTGACGTTACAGGGATAACCACCGACGCAAGATCGGCGTACTGTGCCTGCCCAGAAGTCGGGGTAACAATCGTAGGAATACCCATAGCCATAGCCTGCAAAGGCATCAACCCAAACCCTTCGCCACGGCTCGCCCCAATAAAACAATCAGCCTGATTAAACCAATCAAACTGTTCCTGTTTAGTCATCCACCCCGTATGAATAATGATGTTCGAAGGCCAAGTACGTTGAGGCACAAACCGTTCCAACGGCACCTTAATATGCAACTCTGCGTCAACACCAGCTTTCTCAAACGCTTTTACCACGACATCCAAACCTTTACGCAACCACATCGAACCACCGGCATGAAACCTGAACCTACTATTTTCCGGTCTAGGTGTCGGCTTCCAATAATCAATGTTCACCCCTAGTGGCACTACAGAAACATTGTCGGAATACTGTGCGAACAGTTCACGGTTATGTTCACACGGCACAATAACCTGATCGTAATTACCCAAAAACCTGTGATATTTTTCAGGCAGTTTTGTTGTTTCCCACATCGTATAAAGCGCACGATGCTGCCCACGCAAAAACCCATGCGACCTAGACGGGTCATACATCAACACCGCAACAGAAGCCTGATCGTGTAATTGCACATCGGCAGGCAACCCTGACCTGAACCCTTCCAACATAGCACCATACCCGTACTTAGATGCTTCAGTACCAAACCAATACTGATAATTCATTAGCCAACAACGTTGGTTTTGTCAGGCAAAATACCTGTAGCAACCTGCCAGTTTTCCTCTGCGCGTTTCTCAACGGTGGCAGCACCATCGATGCTTTTAGGTTGCTGACCATCCAAACGCAACCGATGATAGGCGTCTAGGTCTTTATCTAACGCCCTTTCTTTCTCAATGATCCGTTTTGACTCCGGTTTACGGGTAGGCATAGCCTCTGCCGAAACATTAAAGTGTGCAATTTTGCACCCAAAACAATCCTCAACATCCAGATTCGGATGCACCCTTTGATGAATCATATTAGTAAGTTATGCCACCGCCATCAAAATAGGCAGCGCCATCGGTAAAGCCTTGGCTAAAAGCGCGAATTGTTGTATCAAAACCGCCAATTGCAACTGACCCAAATTCAAGATCATCAAAAGAAATATTTGCATCTTTGGTGCCATCGCCACCATTCCCCAAAGCAATAAGTTGCACGACGCGGTTAAATTCTTTACCGGTAGTGCCGGCAATAACGTTTAGTGCATACAATAATTCTTTGCCAGTAGTCCCTGCTAAAACGTTTGCGGCACGTTGCGTTTCTAGACCATCAGTACCAGCAAGACGATTTATCTCTTTTTGAAAACTCATGTTATATAACTACCATATCCTGCCGCGGTTAAGGATGCAGCTTCAGCATCAGAAACAACATTCTCATGGCCCCCATAATAAGTAATAGCCACAGTTGTCATATCCCCAGGTTGATTTTCGGTGTAACTATTGTCGGTCAATTTATATACGTTACGTCCACGTTCTCCAGGTCGCAAATACCTAAATAAACGATGCTCTACTGATGTATCAAACGGATCAGCCCAACGCACCAATTCGTCGGTAGGTGGAGTAAACGTTGGCATAAAACAAATCCTAACACAAAAGTAGGGCCAAGCAGAAGGGGGGAACTGCCTGACCCTACATTTTGTGAACTTACTTCAACTAACGGAGATTACGCACCGCCAAGTGAAGACGATGAGTTGATAACGCGGATAGCTGCTTGACGGAAAATTCCGTAGCCGCCCAACCAGTACCAACCAATCGGATTGAAACGCATCAACGAATCAACTACTGGACCACGCACAACTTTTGGATATGCTCCATTGCCGTCTGTGATCGAGTGTGCTTTCGCCAATGATTGGCGACCCATGATGATTGTTGAGTACAAGTCAACTGTGCCGCCTGAACCACCAGTCAAATCAACTGGAGCGCGAGGAGTCTCAATGAAACGAACGGCTTCAAACGCACCGATTTCGCCATTGTAGATTGGCCCAATGTTGCTGTAAACGTGTGGATCACGCCACGAAGCTGCGCCGGTTTCACGACGAAGATCGTACGACACGTCTGGGTGGATGAAAGCCATGTACATTCCGTTGAATGACTGAGCTTTTGCACCACGCAATTGTGCAGTAACGATACGAATATCGTTGGCTTCAACGATATCTTCCGCAGCGACTGTGGCGTTTGATGTTGGTGTGCTTGCGCCGCCACCACCGTAAACAACGTTTGTTGCAGCCTTCAAAACGTTAGCAACAACAGTATCGATTGACGATCCTGCGTTGTAACCAATGAGGTTTGCTGCTACAGCATCAACGTCAAGGAACGAAGTTCCACGCAGTTTGGCTGTGGTGTTTACTGTGTTGCCATATTCAGCAAGAGTTACGGACACTTGACTGTCAGCCATTGTTGTTGGCGTAAGGTCAACCGTTTCGCTGAGTGTTGAAGTTGCATCAGCAAGTTCCGAGAAAATCGTGAACGTGACCGATGAACCAGGCATTGATTGTGCAACAGGCTGTACGTCTGCTGCTGCGTCAAAAAGCATTTCTGATCGGAGTGCGAAATACGCAATCTGATCAAACGCTTGCTGATCTACTGATAATGAACTTGCTTGTGTAATTGCCATGACCTTGAGGTCTTTCTCCCCAAAGACATGCTTTGAGGCTAGTTATTTTGTGCTGCTTGATTAGCCTGAGCCAGTATCTGCATAACTTCGTCTTGATTTTTGGCGTTTTGGATTTTGGCGTTCCAGTCCACAGGCCCATCGCTTTGCTCGCTGGCGCGTGACGCTCTTTGTACCCGATTCCAAGCATTTTGTTCTGCTTGCGTATCAGGTTTTACTTGCGTAACACCAATGAGATTTGCTTCGCTTGCGGCTTGGCGGATTGCTTCTGCTGTCATTTCGCCATCGTAGGCTTTAACGAAGTAGCGTGAAATCGGAGCGTTTAAATCAACGCCCGCTTCCACAAATGCCAACTTACGTTGTGCCTCTGTAGCTTCTAACAGTTTGGCTTCCAGTTCTTTGTTCTTGGCTTCAAGATTCCGAAGCTGTGCGCGTACTGGATTCCGTTCTACCTGGTCCTTAACGTCTTCTTCAAACTCCATGTTTGCATCTGACATGACCCACTCCTTCTGCCCACACTCTGGTCGGAGGGACCAAAGTGGCTGCAAATCTCACCCTTGTTACACATTGAAATCGGGGGGCTCCAATGGTTATCCC